TGCCGACGACTTTACCATCTTCTGCCAAAAGTGCCTCATTGAAATCCCCTGGCTCAACCACCTGACCCCACAGGACGATGACCAGCGGTGGAGCCGAGTGTCGTTTGATGTGCGTGGGTGTCGGCCTGCTCAGTCACCGTCAGTAAAAAGTGTTGGTATTACGGGACAACTTACCGGTTCTCGTGCCGACCTAATCATTTTTGATGACGTGGAAGTCCCAAGCAACTCCGCTACCGACCTCATGCGAGAGAAGCTGCTTCAGCTCGTGACAGAGGGTGAGTCCGTGCTGACCCCTAAGCAGGACAGCCGTATCGTGTTTCTTGGAACACCGCAGACTACCTTCACCATCTACCGGACGCTGCGGGAACGCAACTACCAACCAATGGTGTGGCCTGCTCGCTATCCAAAGTCCCTTGTCGGATACGAGGACGTGCTGGCCAAGGACCTCCAAGACGACATCAACCGCGAGGGCCTGGACAAACTTTCCTGGACTCCAACGGACACCCGCTTTTCGGAAATCAACCTTCTGGAGCGAGAACAAAGCATGAGCCGAAGCAACTTTATGCTTCAGTTTATGCTGGATACCAGCCTGAGTGACGCCCTCAAGTTCCCCCTAAAGCTCAGTGACTTCTCCGTGCTGCCACTAGACCCACAAAAGGGACCATCGGATGTGATCTGGGGTGCTGACAAGGAGACCCTTCTCGATCTTCCCGCCGTTGCCCTTCCTGGTGATCGGTGGCATAGGCCAAAGGCTGTCTCAGAATACATCCCCTGGAACGACACCATCACGGCAGTGGACCCCTCCGGTAGGGGCAAGGACGAGACTGTCTCCATCATCCTGTCACAGATCAACGGCTACCTCTTCATCCGAGACATCTTTGCTACACAGGATGGGTACTCGGACGCTACCCTAAGGGAGATCCTTAGACGCAGCCGCCAATACGGCAGTAAGATGTGTCTCATCGAATCCAACTTTGGTGACGGGGCGGTGATGGAGTTGATGAAGAAGCACGCCCAAGAAATGAAGGTTGGGATGGCGTTTGAGGAGTCACGCGCCACCACAAGAAAGGAAGACCGCATCATCGATACCCTGGAACCGGTCCTCAATCAGCATCGACTGATCATTGACCAACGCCTCATTGATTGGGACTACCGCAGCAACCCCGAGCAGGCACCCGAAGAACGCCTTCCCAGGATGCTGATGTACCAGCTGACCCGCATGTGTCGGGAGAAGGGGGCCGTCCGCCACGACGACAGGATTGACGCACTTGCCCTTGGGGTCAAACACTTTCAGGATGTCCTTGCTATCTCCGCAAAGGAGGCCCATATCCAGAACAAACGACACGAATGGAACACCATGATTGACGCCTTTTTGGAGCAGCCAACCCTTGCCACCGACATGCTCGTTGCCGGAAAGAGCTTTTCTGACCTCTCCACGGATGATATTCTCTCGGATTCTGGTGTCTATTCCTGGACCTAAAGAGGCAGACCCATACTTAAAAAAGACACATCAGTTCCCCACCGGTTTTACCGGTTTCCCAAAAAAAGGTGCTTGCTTCTAGGGGGGAAAGAGGGGGGTACCTCTGAGGAAGCCGCGCAAGCGGCGCCCCGAAGACCAAGGAAGACCCCCGATAGGGGGACTGACGCGGAGCAGACCCCCACCCCAACCCCCTTACTGTCCATTGTATTTATAGTTGAACACTATGACTAGACTCAGCAGAACAAGAGTCTCCGGAGCGGAGCGGAGGAGAGTCGCAGTTCTTCGGACACTGAGTCGCAATCATAGTTGAGCTATAATAGCCCCACCGTCCCCCAACAGTAGCAACAGCAGCAATAACAACTATAACAACCATAGTAGTCATAGTAGTGGTAATAGTTACAGTATCCCATAGTAGTATCCATCCCTCCTCCAATAAATGCCTCAAACAAAGCTCATCTGGATCACACCAGACGCAGAGTCCATCATTACCTATTGTGCTCGGGTATCCAACCCAACGAACCAAGAAGCCAATGCCAACCCAGAACGGTTGATCGACTACTTGGTTAAGCATAAGCACTGGAGTCCCTTTGAGATGGCGAGTGCCTGCTTTGAGGTGAACACAACCCGTGACATCTCGGCACAGATCCTCCGTCATAGGTCGTTCTCGTTTCAGGAGTTCTCGCAGCGGTATGCGGAAGTTCAGCTGCGGCCAGAGCTTCCCGAAATGCGGAGGCAAGACACCAAGAACCGCCAGAACAGCTTTGATGACCTGCCTCTTGGGGTGTTGGCTGAGTGCGACAAACTGATCGGTCAGGCCTTTGTGACCAGCTATCGAGCGTACGATCGCCTCCTTGAACTTGGTGTGGCAAAGGAGTGTGCCAGAAAGGTCCTGCCCATGCACAGTCCTACCCGCCTTTACATGTCTGGGACGATCCGCTCGTGGATCCATTACCTTTCGGTGCGTACTGGCGTGGAGACACAACTGGAGCATCGACAGATCGCACAAGAGATCAACACCATTCTCATTAACCATCTTCCCTCGTTGACCAATGTCTTTAACTCTTTCTCAGGCCAAGCGTGTGGTGGCTGTGGCTCCCATTGATTCGTACTACTACCACGAAGCTCTGCGTGTTCTTCAGGCGGCTGGGTATTATGGCACGCCTGCGCCCGTAACCGTGGATAAGGTTGAGAGGCCTCTGGAAGGTCCAGGAGCACCCCTCTGACTCCCCGCAGGTGTCGTTGCACCTACGGCTCCTCAGAGGGCCTTTCCTGGGGCTTATACATGCCACCCGTAGATTTTGGTAGAAATTTGTGAAGTCCTTACGCTTGTTGTCGGCCCCGGCTCTCCCCCCCGGTGGGGTGGTCGGCCTGGTGTGTCCAGAATCCGTGTCCAAACCGGGCCATGGCCAGCCAAGAACCGTTGTGGCGCAGTGGGTTTGGGACGTTGCGTATCTGCGTAAGGGACAGGTACGCAAGGGGTGGACAGGGACAACAGGTAACGCGCGTGTATGGGCGCGTGTGTGCGGGCGCGTACCTGTGCGCGTGTTCTCATGTATTATCAAAAAATCTGTCGCGATAAGGTGAACTTATCATTGACATAAGCAACACTTATCATAAAGGGGTTGACACCACGGGTGGCTGTGGGTCATGATGTGTGCATCGGATCGAGAGGAGCTGCCGCGAAGGCAAGCCAACCCAGCATCCGCCAGACAATCCGGCATTGCGTCCGGGCTGTTGACAAACGGGGCCACATGCCCTACCATTGCCTCAGGTTCACACCACACCAACCACGGCATCCACCACCATGAAACGGGTCAAACCACGCGCCAACTCTCGCCACATTCTCGGCATGCTCGGGCTTGCCTCGGCAGCTGACATCAATCAGGGTTCGAGCTGGTATCGACGAGCCTATGACATCTCGGTAAGCTTTATCCACGCATACGATGGGTTAACACTAGGGCAGGCTATAGGTGTTATTGCAGCACTCAGCCCAAACAATAAATGGGCGCGGAATGTTGATGATGCAGAGGCTATGATTAAGCTATGGCACGCTGGGGCTGATCCTAGAACCACAAAGGTCTGCACTTACAACACCAACAAAGACAAAGCGGCGCGCATTCTTGAGTTGGAATCACCAGACAATGAGGCCATCCAGGAAATTCTATCGGGTCAAAAAGTAGTCGCCTTCTACCGCTGCATCGCAGGCTACCGTGATACGGTTTGCGTTGACGGTCACGCGTTCGCTGTCTTTATGGGTGAGCGCATCCCTACAACTCAAACGCCAAGCATCGGCAAGGCACTCTATGCTGCTATCACCCGATCCTACATCCTTGCTAGTGAGCGATCCTTTGAAGCCTGCGGCCATTATCTAACACCGGCTCAGGTTCAAGCTGTCACTTGGGTAACCTATCGGAGGCTTTTAGGGTATGACAATTGAACGGAAGTACTACGTGACGACCGGCACCCGTACTATGCGGGGCGGTTGGCGGGTGAATGAGGGCAGGGTGATCTACGCTGCCGATTATTCACAAGCCTACCGCATTGCCGCCAGATCATGCTATCGTAGCGAACAGGTCATTACCCTTGAGGAAATCCCACACCATGGCTGATTGTTCCGCGCTGTCTGCTCAATGGCAGGCTGGCCCGCACACTACACCAACACCAGCAGAGCGCACAGACT